ATTGCAGAAGCAAGAAAAGATGTTGTAGCATTTATCTCACCTGCAAGAGCAGACACAGTAAATGTATCAGATCCAATATCACAAACAGCAAACGTAAAAGCATTTGCAGACGGACTTGCTAGTTCATCTTATGCTGTTATCGATAGTGGTTATAAGTATATGTACGACAAATACAATGACGTATATAGATATGTACCATTATGTGGTGACATTGCTGGTCTTTGTGCAAGAACAGACACAGTAGCAGACCCTCACTTTTCACCTGCTGGTTTCAGTAGAGGACAAATTAGAGGCGCTGTTAAACTTGCGTTCAACCCTAACCAGACACAACGAGACGACTTGTATAAAGCAAGAGTAAATCCTGTTGTAACATTCCCTGGTCAAGGTACTGTTCTATTTGGAGATAAGACGGCACAATCAAAACCTAGTGCTTTTGACAGAATTAATGTTAGAAGACTGTTTATCACTATGGAGAAAGCAATATCTACTGCTTCTAAATTTCAACTCTTTGAGTTCAATGATGAATTTACAAGAGCACAATTTAGAAATCTAGTAGAACCTTTCCTAAGAGATATACAAGGTAGAAGAGGTATAACAGACTTCTCAGTTGTTTGTGACGAAACTAATAACACAGGTGAAGTAATTGATAGAAACGAATTTGTTGCAGACATTTTTGTCAAACCAAATCGTTCAATCAACTTCATCAAACTCAACTTCATAGCGACACGTTCAGGCGTAGCGTTTAGTGAAGTTGCAGGCGCATAGAGAGAGGAGATAGAAAATGGCTAATATATCAGATTTCGTATCGAAACTCAAAGGCGGAGGTGCAAGAGCAAACCAGTTTAAGGTAACTTTACCTTTTCCAGGTTTTGCTGCTGTAGGTGGTGAAACAGAAAGCATGGCTTTCTTATGTTCTGCTACTCAACTTCCGGCGTCAACAATAGGTGAAATCACTATTCCTTTCAGAGGTAGAAATATCTATATGGCAGGTGATAGAGAGTTTGCAGAGTGGACAACTACAATCATTAACGATACTGACTTTAGTATCAGAAATGCAATTGAAAGATGGTCAAATGGAATTAACAATCATTCAGACAATGAAGGTTTAGTAAATCCAGTAGATTATCAAGTTGACGCTTTTGTAGATCACTTAGATAGAAACGGAAACACAATCAAGTCTTACACCTTTAGAGGTATGTTCCCTAAATCATTAGACGCAATTGAACTAACTTACGCTCCGGCGACTGAGTTAGAACAGTTCGCATGTACATGGAGATATCAATATTGGGAAAGTAACACTACAACATAAAGTTGAAAAAGGGGGTCTTTCGAGACCCCCTATATAGTATAAAGGAGTAAAAAGTAGTGGCAGAAATATTTGGTTTCGAGATCAAACGTAAGGAACAAAAACCTAACTCACAGTCGTTTACAGCGCCAACGTCAGATGATGGCACGCAAACTATTATGGGTGGTGGTCACTTTGGTACCTACCTTGATATTGAAGGAAAAGTAAATAACGAAGCTGATTTAATTAGAAGATATAGAGAAATCGCAATGCACCCAGAGTGTGATATGGCGATTGAAGATATTATTAATGAGTCAATTGTCGTTGATGACACACAAGAGGTAGTAAAACTATCATTAGATAATGTACCTTTTTCATCACAAATTAAAAAAAGAATAGCAGACGAGTTTAAGAGCATAATAAATTTATTAGAGTTCGAACAAAAAGGTCATGACATATTTCGTAGATGGTATGTAGATGGTCGTATCGTATATCACAAACTTATTGATCCTAAAGATACTAAAAAAGGTATCACAGAATTAAGATATATTGATCCTAGAAAAGTTAAAAAAGTAAGAGCACCTAAATCAAAACCTGGTTCAGAGTTTGCCCCAAAAGAAATGCAAGGCGGTGTACAAAAACCTGGTGCAATAGAATTTGAAGAATTTTTTATCTACAACGAAAAAGGTGTACAACCTGGTGCAAGTGCAACACAAGGTTTAAAGATAGCAAAAGACGCTATCGCATTTTGTCCTAGTGGTCTTGTAGATCAACAAAGAAATATGATAATGTCTTATTTACATAAGGCAATCAAACCAGTTAATCAGTTGCGAATGATTGAGGATAGTGTTGTTATCTATCGTATATCAAGAGCACCTGAAAGAAGAATTTTTTACATTGATGTAGGTAATCTGCCTAAAGTAAAAGCAGAACAATATCTAAAAGATGTAATGAACAGATATAGAAACAAACTTGTATATGACGCCTCTACTGGTGAAATTAGAGACGACAGAAAATATATGAGTATGTTAGAAGATTTTTGGTTACCTAGACGTGAAGGTGGTCGAGGTACTGAAATAACTACACTACCTGGTGGATCAAATCTAGGTGAGATAGATGATATCAAATACTTTCAAAAGAAATTATTTCAATCATTGAATGTACCTTATTCTAGATTAGATAGTGAAGCAGCAGGTGGATTACAGTTAGGTAGGTCAACTGAGATAAATCGTGACGAATTAAAGTTCACTAAATTTGTCTCAAGATTAAGAAATAGATTTAATACATTATTTCATGACTTACTCAAAACACAACTTATTCTCAAAGGTATTGTAACTATCGAGGATTGGGACAATTCACTAAGTCAATCAATTAAGTATCATTATGTAAATGACGGATATTTCGCAGAGATAAAAGAAAGTGAAATGTTTAAAGAAAGAATGGAAATCTATCGTAACGTAAAAGAAAACGGAATGATGGGAGATGTTTATTCTAAAGACTATGTAATGAAAAGAATACTTAAAATGACTGACGCAGAGTTAGAAGACGAGAAAGATAAAATTAAAAGTGAAATAGCATCTGGCGAGTTGCCAGATCCAAACGAAAAGAAAGATGATGACGGAGGATTTTAATGAGTATTGAGAATACAAAAAATATAATTAACGCTTTAGATAAAGGCGATACAGTAGGGGCAGAGAAAGAGTTCAAAGCCGCTCTATCAGATAAAGTAGGTACTGAGTTAGACGCAAAGCGAAAAGACTTAGCAGGTACTTTTATAACAAAACAAACAGAGGTAGAAACTGATGATAACACTCAATCAACTGAGATTGACGATTAAAGAAAAAGACGAACACAAACGTTCTTTGACTTATAAGAAGTTATCGCCTAGAGTTAAGAAGGCAGTTGATGATGTTTTTGGCATGATGTCAAAGGCACCTCAAAAGGTTTTAACTATGTTTCCTAAGATAATGAAAGACATTGCAAAGAAACATCAGGTACAACCAAAAGACATTGAAACCTATTTCGCAAAAGAAACAGGTCTAACCATATAAAGGAGAGTAAAAATGGCAATAGTAAACGCAAGAAATTTAGTAGATAGTGAATCAAGAACAGTAAGAATGTTTGAGATTAACAATGCTACTAACTCAAACGTAGTATGTGTTGACGCAAGTGCATTAAGAGGGCACTCATCTAACCCAACACTACACATAAGAAGTATTAAATGGAACACAACAGCGGCAACAAGTGACATAGCATTATTATTTGACGCTTCATCAAACGACCATGCTATATCAATACATGGTAGTGGTGAGTATGGGTTTCATGGTAAACAACCATTGATCACAAATCCAGAGAGTTCTGGCGTAACAGGTGATATCTTAATCACTAATGCGAGTGCTGTTACAGGCACAATAATAATTGAAGTAACAAAAGCAAAAGGTTATGACTTCTCAGGACAAACAAGATAATGGCTGATACAGTTACATCACAAACTATAACAGACGTATCTGGTTCTAAGACCGTTATGAAGTTTACAAACTTCTCAGACGGCACAGGAGAAAGTCTTGTAACGAAGGTAGACGCAAGCGCATTAAATCATGCGTCATCATCTACTAAAATTGCAAGAGTAATTTATAGTATCAACACAACGGATCCTAAGGGGTCCGTTGAAATACTCTTTGACGGTACAACAAATGCGTCAGCATTATTTCTATCAGGTCAAGGAACGATTGATTTACAAACACCGGCGATACAGATAGCAAACAATGCTGGTACGCCAACAGGAGACATATTGTTTTCTACGCACAACTTCGTATCAAATGACAGTTATACTGTGATTTTAGAGGTTAGGTAGATAAATAATTACTAACATAGGGGAAGAAATGAAACTAATAAGAGAAGAAATCAACGATTGCGAATACATTGTTGAGGACAAGGGTGATGGCAGTAAGAAGCACTATATTCGTGGTATCTTTATGCAAGCGAACATCAAAAATAGAAATGGTCGTGTCTATCCCCAAGAAGTTCTTGAAAATGAAGTAAATCGTTATAGAAAAGAATTTATAAATCGTAAGAGAGCATTTGGTGAATTAGGACATCCTGATGGACCAACTGTAAATTTAGAGAGAGTATCACACTTAATCACTAGATTAGAACCTGATAACAAAGGTAATTACATAGGTGAAGCAAAAGTGACTGATACACCTTACGGTAAAATCGTCAAATCTTTAATAGATGAAGGCGCACAACTAGGAGTTTCTTCTAGAGGCATGGGTTCTCTGGAGAATAAGGGTGGCACAAACTATGTAAAATCAGACTTTTACTTAGCAACTGCTGCCGATATTGTCGCAGATCCGTCAGCACCTCAAGCATTCGTCAACGGCGTAATGGAAGGTAAAGAGTGGATATGGGACAACGGACTACTTAAAGAAAAGGAAGTATCTGAAATCCAAGAGCAAATCAACCGTGAA